TGGTATTCGTGACGCTGTAACGGCAGGTAATCTCTTGTATCACTCAGCATTAGATACAAGTAAGACTATTTCTAACGGTGATATCTTTAAGATAACTGCTACGAATCTTTCAGTAACTTTGGCGTAAGGAGTAAATTATGTCTACTATCGTTACTCGTGCTGGTAAAGGTTCGGCTCTTAGTTATGTTGAAGTTGATTCAAACTTTACGAATCTTAATAGCGACAAATATCAAACAGGTGGTGCTTTAGGTACTCCAGCATCAGGTACGTTAACTAACTGTACAGGACTTCCTGTAGGTACTGGCGTAAGTGGTTTAGGTACTAACGTAGCTACATTCTTGGCTACTCCATCGTCAGCTAACTTAGCGGCTGCATTAACGGATGAAACGGGTTCAGGTTCTGCTGTATTTGCTACGTCTCCTACTGTCAATAATCCGACAGTTACAAACTACGTTGAATCGGTTGTGGCTATCGGCACAGTATCAAGTTCGCATACATTGGCTTTGACTAACGGTACAGTCCAGACAGCTACGTTAACGGCTTCTACGGCTTGTACATTCACAATGCCTACTGCGACTGCTGGTAAGTCATTTATCTTATTATTAAAGCAAGCTGCATCGACTGGTAACGGTACTGCGACATTTACTGGTGTGAAGTTTGGTACGGCTGGTGCTCCGACTATTACGGCAACTGCTGGCAAGATGGATATTCTGACGTTTGTGGCTGACGGTACTAACTGGTACGGCTCTATCGCTCAAGGTTACACACCATAAGGAGTCAGGATGTTTGCTTTTACAAAAATAATGCAAGCGTTGGCTGGCGGTCCTGCTGGAGCACCAACATCGGTAAGTTATCTTGTTCTTGCTGGCGGCGGCGGCGGTGGTTCTGGTACTTTAAGCCCCGGTGCTTCTGGCGGTGGTGCTGGTGCTGGCGGGTATAGAGAATCAACATTAAGTGTCGCTGGCTCTACTTCTTATACTGTAACTATTGGTGCTGCTGGTGCTGGTGGCGTTCTTGGTGTTGGAACTGTTGGAAGTGATTCTGTATTTTCATCTATCACTTCTGCTGGCGGTGGTTTCGGTGGTGCGGGGTCATCTGCTGGGGGTAACGGGGGTTCTGGTGGTGGTGGTGCAGGTGGTGGTACTGCTACTACTTTTGGTACAGGCACATCTGGTCAAGGGACTGATGGCTCTGCTGGTAATGGCTCCCCAAGTTACGGAGGCGGTGCTGGCGGTGGTGTTACTGCTGCTGGTGGGACTTCGTCAGGCGGAAGTGCTGGCAACGGCGGGGCTGGTCAAACATCAAGCATAAGTGGTTCTTCAACGGTGTACGGAGGCGGCGGCGGCGGCGGTATTGATTCTGGAACTCCGGGTACTGGCGGGTCAGGTATTGGCGGTGCTGGCGGGGTAAGTAGCGGTGCAGGGTCTGCTGCCACTACAGCTAATACTGGCTCTGGCGGTGGCGGTGGAGCTTACACCACAGGTAACGGCGGCAATGGTTCTTCTGGTGTTGTAATTATTAGCTATCCGTCTACTAATGCGGATTTAGCGTCTATTGGTGGTGGTTTAACTTATACAAAAACCACATCAGGTGGCAATACTATTTACAAGTTTACTGCTGGAACTGGCAGCATTTCATGGTGATTGACATGGCACATTACGCATTTCTTGACAGTAATAATGTAGTTACAGAAATCATCCCCGGTAAAAATGAGGGTGAAGATGGAATAGATTGGGAACAATGGTACGGTGACTTTCGCGGTCAGGTATGTAAGCGTACTAGCTACAACACAGTCGGTAGTGTTCATAGTAATGGCGGCACTCCGTTTCGTGGAAACTACGCTGGCATTGGTTATACCTACCAAGCAGATATAGATGCTTTTGTTCCTCCGCAGCCATTTCCAAGTTGGGTATTAGATTCTAATGTTACTTGGCAAGCACCAACATCTATGCCTACAGATGGGAAAATTTACTCATGGAATGAGGAATCTCAGATTTGGGTAGAGGTAAATGGCTAACAATTATGTCGATTTTGATTACTGGATTCAGGGCTATGGTGAAGATGACCTAAGCTCTCCTGATCTATACGTTGTCGCTGGCTATTGGGATTCTGGCTATTGTGAGAACGAAGGTATCGGCGCGTCTATTATCGGTAATGTTACGGTACTAGCGGCTGCACAAGCTATAAGACAAGGCGTTGCAAGTATTACAGGTACGGCTACTGTAACGGCTATAGGTGATTCTTCTCCAGCGATACGAGCAAGTATTACTGGAGTGGCTACAGTAACGGCTAACGGTACATTTGTAACTGTTGGCAAGGCTAGTATTAATGGTCTAGCTACAGTTACTGCAAATGGTAGCTCAGTATTTTCTAGTCGTGCTGCTATTACAGGCAATGCCAATGTTGGTGCTATTGGTGATGTTATTGGTTATCAATGGACTGTAGTAACTCCAGAATCAACTACTTGGGCTAAACAGTAATGGCAAAGCAAAAAGTTATATTTGGTGAGTGGTTGCCAGATCAGCCGGGTGTTAGTGGTGCTGTAATGGATGCGTTTAATTGTTATCCAGTTACTAACGGCTATGCTCCATTACGTGAAGCAGTAGATTACTCAAATAATGCAGGTCAGAACTTATTGGTAGCATTTGCTGGTAAGTTTGCTGGTGCATCTACGCTATTTGCTGCTGGTGCTACACAGATTTACAAGTTTAACCCTAGTAATACTGGCTTAGATGCATTAACCACTACTGGCTATTCTACTGTTGAGTCGTGGGATATTACTCAGTTTGGCTCTAAGATGATTCTAGCTAACGGTGCAGACCAGTTACAGGCTTATGATCTAGGATCATCGACTTACTTTGCTGACTTGGCTGCTGCTGCTCCTGCTGCTAAGTTTGTAACTGTAGTTCGAGACTTTGTTGTAGCGGCTAACGTAGGTGGTGAGGAGAACAAGGTCTATTGGTCAGATATTAATGACGAGACTGACTGGACTCCGGGTGCTGCATCTCAGTCTGACTCACAAGTAGTGCCTGATGGCGGTGACATTACAGGTTTAGCAGGTGGTGAATACGGTCTAATCTTCTTAGAACGTGCTATCTATCGTATGTCGTATGCAGGTAGTCCGTTCTTCTTCCAATTTGACGCTATTTCTAGAACGTTAGGCTGTATGTCTAACGGCTCTATCGCTCAATTTGGCAACTTAACGTACTTTCTAGCTGATGATGGCTTTTATATGTGCGATGGTAAGTCAGTTAAGAATATCGGCGTAGAGAAGGTTAATCGTTGGTTCTTTGATAATGTCAGTTTGAGCGAAATTCAGACGGGCATGAGTGCAACCATTGATCCAGTTAAGAAGTTAGTTATCTGGAACTTTAAGAATAACTTTGGTCGCAGATTCTTGCTGTATTACTCTATCGATTTAGATAAGTGGTCGTATGGTTTAACAGACGTTAACTTCCTAGCGTATGGTCTGACACCTAGTGCCACGCTTGAGCAGTTAGATATTTACTATTTTGATACCACAAACCAGAAAACTGGTACGTATACACAAAGTAGCACTACTGTTACTGTTACTGTTACGGATCATGGGTTAGAGACTAATGGTTATGTATCTTTTGATGCTACATCTGGTGCTGGAGTAGATGGAACATTCCAAGTAACAAGAACTGGCGCAAATACATTTACATTTACAGCAGCAACTGGCGCGACTATTACTACGTCAAATTGCACAATCACATTGCCAAGTATCGATAACACAGCAGAGCAGATACCGTTAGATTCACGTACTTGGGCTGGTGGTCAGCTTATATTTGTTGGCGTTAGAAATCAGAGAATTGTGGTTTTCTCTGGTGCATTACAAGCGGCATACATTACTTCTGGAGACATTGACATTGGACGTTCTATTATCACATTGGCAAAACCTATTATCGATAATGGAATCGCGTCAGTTGCAGTTGCCAGCAGAAAACTATTGTCAGATAGCGTTGAGTTTGGAACAACAGCGACACCAGACTCAGACAACCGAGTTCCATTAAGAGCTAACGGTAATTACCATCGTATTAAGGTAACTCCGACTAATGCTAACTGGGAAACTATTGTCGGATGTGAGATTGAAATAATTCAGCAGGGTACTCGATGACTAGATCAGTACAGTTTCGTACTCTACCTGTATTCGGTGCTGATGAACGTGCTGTATCTGAGGTTGTCCGTGGAATCATGGACGGTAAGACGAACAATACTGGTACGGTTAGTTTAGCGACAGGTAATACTACTACTACTACGCTATTTGATGATCGTATAGGCAAAGAGAGTCTTTTATTCTTTACTCCTGTATCTGCTGCTGCATTTGCTGATGCGATGCCATACGGAGCGTTTCAGGACTCTACGAACCAGACTGCTGCTGATACTACGACTGCATATGCTATTACATTAAATACAACTGACTACTCTAATGGAGTGTATTTATCCAATAGCTCTAGGATGAACGTCAGGAATGCAGGTGTTTACAACTTGCAATTTTCTATCCAATTTAAGAATACGACAAATAGCAGCCAAGATATAGATGTATGGTTTAGAAAGAATGGAACAAATATAACGGCTTCTAATAGTCGATTTGGTATTCCGGCACGACATAGTTCGGGCGACCCAAGTCATTTTATTGGTGCATTAAATTACTTTATTGAATTAGCTGTAGGCGACTACATTGAGATAATGTGGAGAGTTACAGATACTGGCGTAACGATTGAAACATTTGCGGCAGGAACTAGCCCGACTAGACCGTCAGTACCTAGCGTTATTACTACGTTAAATTATATTTCTCCTAATGCTTCAACTAATATATATGTTAGTAGTCAAGTACGAGGAAGTGCTACTCTGACACATTGGTCTAATAACACGGCAGATAAAACGTATGGCTATATTGTGGTGGGATAATGGAGTATAGATATATTGCTCCGCAGGAATTACGTAATTGGTGGGCTAGTGTAAGAACTGGCTTAGAGAAGATTAAAAGTAAGAGTCCAGAAAACTGGATTATTGAAGATGTATATACAGACTGCTTTAATAAACAAAGTCTGTTGTTTGTACTTATAGAGAATAACCACTACGCTGGCTTCTTTATTTTGCAGCCACAAGGCGAAACAATGCACTTATGGGCTGCTTATTCGTTAGAAAATAGTTATGATGTTGTCGAAAATGCCTTAAAATACATAAAAGGCATGGCTGCTGAAGCTAAGGTTAAATACATAACATTTTCTAGCCATAGGCGTGGTTGGGCTAAAAGGGCGGCTGATTACGGATTCCGTCCAAAACAATGGATTTGTGAGGT